CCGCTCGTAACACTGTCAAAGAAAAGCTCGATCTGCTCCGGCGTTCGTGAATCAAAGGATACATTAATCGTAAAGTTCTCGTCCTCGTTTGCATCGGTCGGTGATATCGTTACGACCTGAGACGCGTACGGTAGACCAGAAGCAGTCATATCGTAGTCTGATAGATTCGTTTGTGTTTGACGAATGATCGATCCAGACTCTGTTAACGGACCATAGTATTTAATACGTGTGTCAAAATCAAGTGTATAGACCAGAGAACGACGGGATTCAAACTCGCCTTCGTAGTCGTCCTCTAGGCTTACACTCGTAAGAACGAACGGCATATCCGACTTAAAGTTATTATCGACCTCATTCACAGTCACCGAGTACTCGGGCTGAAAGAACGGTATGATCTGCTCGAGTATCTGCAACGCATCGTCTGTGTGTTTCGACATAATGCTGAGCTGAAAGGACAGATTGTACGTCGACGGATAGAACATCGTTCTTCTTGACGTCGCTGATGTTCCTGGAACGTTAAGTTTGGTTCCGCGTGTCAGGCGCGTCGACTCATCGTACTCCAGACCGGTTATCTCGAACGACATGCGAGGTAACTTAATCGCCAGACGTGGATCACTGAGATTCTGTTCCTGACGAATACGTGCCAGGAACTTTTCTCGTGGACCGTACGAGAGCGGAACCTTGATCTGCTGTAGAGCATTGCCTGATCCGTCACGCTTAACAACTGTTATGTTATTGAACAGCGTGCCAAAGACTGAGACGGCTCGACGAGTGTGCTCGTTATAGAAATGATTACCAAACATACTTAGTTATTTAACCTTGGATCGCCGAATGGATTTTCCTGGCTAAAGTCAAGAATCTGATCGGAATCTATCTCGTACTGAGTGTTGTCTGCAAACTTGTCATTCGATATGTACTTATCAGCAGTATCTGCGAGGTCATATTCCTTGAGTACTTCCCAACCGGTATCCACCTCGTCGTCGATTAGGAATATGTTACCGAGAGACGGGCTGAACGAACGCAGCTCACCGTCTGTAGAAGATACGCCGACCAGTGAAAGATCGGCCGTACTCTCTTGTCCGGAATCGGCTTCTTGAGTGGTAACAAAGTCGGCGACCTCACCGTGAACGACGATAAGTTCTTGATCCGATGATTCTTCTTGTACGAACTGAAAGACTTCCGTACCTGGCTCAAGACCCGTCGATCCGCCACTGATTGATAGAACTGTACGAGATGCGTGTGTACGTTCGAACTGATCGACGTTGCTGAATCCGGTGTCGAGTTGTTCCGAACCCGATTCGTACAGCTCGCAGCGCAGCTCAAAGATCGGAAGATCGCTAAGTCGATAGAACGGTTGCTCGTGCTCAACGAACTTAATCTCAAAGAGTGAGTTAGCGAGAGGCAGATATACTAGATCGCCCTCTCTTGGTCGCTCGTCCTCGAGTGAGTTAACGTCAACGTCTACTAACTGTTGGAATCTTCTTCGTGCGACGATAAAGGTAGCCTGATCTCGAATCTCCAGGCCAAACTTAGAAAGCAGTGTGCCTTCACCCTCGAATCCTTCGGTGTTCGCTATGTACATCTCAATAGCATATGCATCTTTGAATCGAGAGTACTCTTCGTTGAGTATCTCATCGGAACTTACTTCACTGCGAGGTATGTACAGAACATCCTGTCCATATATACGAAGACCCTCAATGATAAGGTCCTCGTAAAGAAACTGTTCGGACTGAACCGATGGAGAGAAGAATACGTTCGTAGGCATTACAAGTTCACCTACTACCCGATATGAAAGTCGATCGGAAATTCGTACTTAAGCTGCATCTCTTCTTCGATCTGACGTATCTCTTCGGTCGCCTCATCAAACAACTGCTGACCATTGAGTGTGACACCACCCGGCAGTTCCATACCCTCAAACTTTTTAAGGTTAACGCCCCACTGCCGTTTAATAAGTGCGGTCAGATATCGCTTAAGAAACAGATCGTTATAGACGCTGGTGTTCTGATCGGGATCGATGATGCGATACGCTTCAACAACGATGTACTCACCAACACTAAGATATCGATCAAGCTCAACATTCAGATACAACTTATTTTGATGACGTGCGAACTCGACCTGTGGAGTGCCGTTGATCATCAGGTCAACGGTATTGATGTACTTCTGAACCTGTACGTAGTTTGCAAGATTACCTGAGAACCCAAGGTTATACATATCGTTCAGAGACATCTGATAACGTGCATCGAACATATTGACCGACGAGTTCTCAAAGGTAAACGGCAGAACTCGTACGACCGTCAGAATCTCATCCGGAATTGGAATGAACTCGTTATCGACGTCGGCCTGAGTCAATTCGTGCTTAAAGAAGTCACGATAGATCGAGTCTGAGTGATACTCCTGATAGAACTGAAGCGCCTCATCAACACGATCCTCAATTTGATCCTCATCTACGTTAATCTCAAGTACGGGAGCACCGAGGTTACGAAGGCAGTAGTCTATCAGAGACTGTCTTGAGTTTGGTAGCATATCGTAGTAGTACCGTTATTCTGTATTCGATACTACTATTTATACATCGCATAATAATATAACTCATAGGCGAACACTTATTTGTTTATAACCCAATCTAGTCCAGTAATAAGTTTTATAAAAATAGTCATTAAAGTAATCATTGTTTTGAGGATCTGAAAGATCAACCTCAGGAGCAATCATAGTTAAGTTAAGTACAACTCCAATTTTAGATACATTTACTAAAGAACTTAATGAATTCATTTTACGGAGTATACACTGATTATAATGAAATCCACAAAAAAGATATCTATCATAAGTTAATGGCACTTCGGTTACACAAATTAATTCTTTACATTTATTTTTTCTAAGAGATTTTGTTATCTTATAACCATTCGCACTGTGATATACATCAACACATTCTTTTTCCTTTTCATAACTTACCACATACGATAAGAATTGACTAAAAGAATCAATTTCTTCCTTAAAAAAAGAAAATCTCTCGATATCCGTTTTACAAGGTTTATCCCAAGCATCAACAATTATTAAAGCAGTTTTTTCTTTTAACATAACTTAGCAGTGCCGTTATTCTATATTCGATGCCACCATTTATACATCATCAGATCAGTCGACCGTTCCTGTGATCTGGAGTGTATACCTATTGGTTACTCCCACATTAGCTGCGCAATGTGGTGTATCATACTCCCAAATGACACCCTCACCTGCTTTCCACTGTAGAATAGGATTGTCATTTACATCAAAGTAATGACCGCTTTGCCAATCATCTAAAAATACTACAGCTCTTCGTATTTTTGTAGGATCGTCGATGTTATAGAGTTCTCTGAATCTAACATAAAGATCACTGTGTTTAGGAAGCGCACAACCTGGTGCCATTCTGTATACACACCAAGAAAAGTGATTCCATGGCAGATATTCTCGGAATTCATTCATCCAACTTGGTTCTTCGGATCTCATGTCGTACATATCACCGGTAAACTTTGTTTGTGTATAACCAAGAGATCTCCACCATTCTAATGATTTTGGATCATTAAACGACTCATTATAATAAGGAAGGCTCTCATGATTTGTCCACCAAACTTTAGGAAGTTTAAAGTGAGACCATCTATCTTTGGATTCTAGTATTTCCATAATGTATTACCTTACTAGCATTGGATTGGATTTTGCGCCACGGATCAACAATTATACTGCCCATAGGGATGGTGCAGTAAATCTCGTCTTTGTGATTTTGCGTCCCTGTTGTATAATTATATGTTACTTCAGCAGAGTGGGCCATGAGGAATACGCCCGGTTCAGTCGGCTGATGATCATCACCGGTGTGTGGATCAATGTAGACTGGATCATACCCCAGTTCCTGACAAAAGTACCCGATAAGCAGGCTATAGCTGCCGTCGAGATACGGAACCTTTGGCTTATAGGCCTTCCCGTGAATGTAGATTTGAAAGTCGTTTTCCTCGGCGTGCCTTATGAGTTCCTTTGCTAGATTCTTTGCCTGAACCTCGCGTGAGTTCATAATCGAGTCGAACAAGTCGTAACCAAGATCAAGTTCCTGAGCAAGATATCGAAGAGCAATATTGTCTCGTGGGTGACACGCTCCGCCGTCTCCCATACCGGCTGTCATATACTGATGACCGGTGATTCTAAGGTTTGATTTAGAAAGTGCGCCAGTCACTACGTCAACATCAATGTTACCCATTCGATTCGCTACGTCTTGCATCATATTGACCAGTGAAATCTTTGTTGAGATCCACGTGTTATAGAAGATCTTAATACACTCGCACTCGTCCCACGTACCAATCTCAAACCGAGGATTGTTTTGAATAACTGATTCGTATAAATCAGTTAGCTCTTTTGCATCACCGGTAAGACTACCATCTTCTGTAC